TTCGCTTTCAACGTCCCAACGGGGAATGGGAAACGAAAAAGACTGACTCCCGAGAGTACGGAATCTTCGTATATCGGAAATCGCCAGCGAACGGACCTTGTATTTTTGAACAGATGAAAAAGGCACAAGGGAATGGCAAATGAAAACCCACCGCGAACGCATAAAGTGCCCCGAATGCGAGCACGTCCAAATCGCCAAAGTTGATCACACGATACCGTGGTGGACATATATTCACCAGTGCGTGAAATGCGATTGCTGGATCGGCGAATCCGAGTGGGACGAAGTCCCGGAAGTTGATCCGGTTTTAGAACGGTTAAGAGAGGATGCAAAATGACCGATAAAAAGAAACTGAACGTCGTCCAAATCACCATAACGTACAAAGATTTCGCGCTAGACAGTGTACACAAGATCGGGCGCTCTGCGTTCGATCTTTACCGGTCCGGCATTTTCGACGGCGTCCGCCTGGAAGAACTGGAGCCGGACAAAGCGGAAGCGTATTCGAAGGCGCAGGATGAAGAGGAGAAGGCATGATCGATATAATCAAAGAACGCGAATACTGGAAGGATCTGGAAGGGTTTAAGCCCGGGCATTGGTATTGGTATGACATTGACAGATCTAACGAGGTTGATAGCGGGTTATGTACAAGTGGATTAGATAATGAGATTTTCATTTACGGCAATAATGCTTCTGCTCAAGATGCCGACCTTGTTGAAGCCGCGCCCGATCTTCACCGGAAGTATGGTGAAGCCCTGGACGAGATCGAATTGCGGCGCAATCAAAACACGGTAGGCGATGCGCAAACCCGCATAGCATTGGACGAGAACGAGCGGCTGAAGGCCGATCTTCACAAAGCATTACAAATAATATTACACATCCAACGAAGTGCCGGATACATCTTGTGGGAATTGCGGACACCCTAACGCATGTTGCGATACATGAATACCGCTAATCTGTCAGAATGGGTATCTGAAACGCTAAGCCGTATCGAGAATAAGGAGGCACCATAAAAACCCTACTTTCCGCCCATCAACCCATCAGCAACACGAATTTATCGCGCATGAATTCCAAAACGGAAGCCGGTATTTCTTCCAGATCGCAAGCGCTTCGGATTTGTTGATTCCCGCTCCCGCCCGTGTTATTTTGCCAGGCTGCTGAAAGCAAACCGCCGTTCGGTTCGTTTGGAGCCGCCCGCCAGTTGGTTTGAATGTTCAGGTATTTCGGTTGATCCGGCTGGTCTGCTGAAATGGAACTCATTTCGTTATTCCTTTCTCGTCAGCGGCGCGATAAACGCGCGCTTGTGTGTGGACGGCTTGGCATTGTTGCCTCGTTTACTTGTCTTCAGGGTTTCGCAATCGGGCACAAACGCACCTGTTTGATCTGGTCGAGCGGAATCAGAATGCGATAAAGCGGTTCTTCCCCCGGCCCCTCAATTTCATTCCTCGGGTATGCGCAAATCAAAAACATGGTTTTCTCTCGATCCGCTTTGTCCGGCACTTTGTGGCACCTTGGGCCGATGAAGGTTTCTACCGTTCCATCATTCCGGGTCACTTGAATTTCTTCGTGCAGAGACGTTATTGCATTCTTGAACCCGTCATTATGCCTTGTTTCGGCCTCCATGTCAACCTCCTCGTTTACAAAATTCGATCAACTACACAAAGGAATATCAATACTCGAACTCCAGCCGGTCGAACACCCCGCCCCGACATTATCACAGAATCCTGTGTATGTCAAGGCCGGACCCGCCGCCGGAACATATCCGGTTGTTGCACACCCGCAATTTGTCAGCGCCGTATCAACCGCAAACGCCAAAGCCGTCAACTCTTGAATTGCATATGCGAGAACTAATCCATCGGCGCTCTGATAACTCGCATCATGCGCGGGCACCTGGAGCGCCGTCACCACGTCATCACAGTGCATCATATGCCCCGGTCGCCATGCGTTATTTACCGCGTCCCACATCATCCGGCCCCACACAGGCACGGAGCAGTCTGGAGCTTGCCAGTTATCTGTTGTTGGGTTCCCGGCGGTCGGGGTCTGCTCGGTGAACGCAAGCGGACCGGAAAGCGTTTCGAGCGTCGGCGAAACCGAACTGTAGGCATCGGTAAAATGATTGCACGTCCGCAAATCCGGCGCTAAAGGAGCGGTGTTCCCGGCGTAATCGCTCACGACAGGGAACACCGTCCGAGAGGCAAATCCCCTTGAGTAATTCTGCGAATCAGTGCGCTGTCCGCCCGCGAGATTGGCTTCGCCGGTCGTCATGGGCCACGCAGTGCGATCCGTGATAGACGGCAACACCGCCCACGTCTCGCGCCATAGCGGCTCCGCCGATACCGAATCACCTTCCGTAAGCGTCAATCCCGAAAGCATTTGCGCCTGGGGCGACATATCGATCAACGCCCATTTTGTCCCGGTTCCAGCTTCCCGCCATAACAACGGCACGGATCCGAAATCAGACGCGGCGAGATACCCGGTTTCCCCGTCAACCGGAACCGCGGTCTTGTAATCCACGTCAACCGCAACCGATACTTGTACGGGGCACACACACGCCGCCCAGGCCCGCCCAATTTCTCCGGCGGCTATCGGTTCAAAAAGCACAACAAAACGATTCCTGTGGTCATAGTCATTCGCCAGTGGTGTAACCTGATTTGGAACGTTCGGCTCAATAACCGCAAACATTGGGCGGGTTTGAAATTCGGTTAAATTATCCGTTGGAGTAATCAGTGCATCGTCAACACCCAACACGGCGAAACGGTCTTGATCGCTTCCTGAATCGTTACGCACCTTAACAAGCCCGTCAAGTGATATTTCCGATATTGGAACCGGCGGAGCTGTCGGCATTGTAGGGATTCCCCCATCGTATTTTTCGACTACGCCAACTAAAGAGTTTGCGAATTCTCTCGAAAAACGGATAGGGCTTCCGGTTATGGCTTTTCGTCCTTTATTTGCTATATCACTATCCCCAAAAGAGCAAAGTTCGATTCTTCATAAACCTGCTCGACATACACAGCGCTTGGAACCTTAATCAGGCGTTTACTTGTGGCATCTTCAGCGTCTTTGTATTGTACCCACATATATTCAAAACCTTTTTTCGTTATCGGGCCAATCGTGCCCACCATAATATCAGCACGATTCGGTGAAGTGGAGAATTTGAACGTCATTGACCATTGACCGTCTGCACTACGTCCGCCAGAGGCTCCAAGGAATAAGCATGCGCCAGCGGCATATGTCAAAAACGCGCCAACGTTTGTCGTGAATGTTGCATTGAAAAGTATGGTTAAATACGCATTGGTAATATCCGCGTTTTCAAAATGTTGCCGAACGGAAAACTTGTATTCACGCGCTCCAATATCACAACCCTGGATAGCGTTTCCGTCCCATCCGATAGTTCCATCAAGATCATCATCTGGATCGCCGTATGTATTCGTGGTCGAAATAGAATTAGTAATATGTTCCTTGCCGCCCGCGGTATCAAATTGATATTCCGAAACGGGAAGAGTTGTTGAAGTTGCGGAATAATCCGGCCCGCGATAACTCACCACTGCATCCCATTTCACTTCTTCGGAATCAATACGAATGGCAAGCTTGACGTCCATTCGTGGCATTCCGCGATATACATCAAGCGTTTGGGCGATCAATTCGGCAATGGCATCAGTCTCATTGGCAGCACCCTCGATCAAATACGGAATGTCCGCCATTGAGTTCTTGCCCGCCGCTGTTTCGGTTCGCCCTTTTTGGCTTTCTTTTACTGTTACCGCCATTATTACCTCTCAATCTTCAATTTAATCATATGTTCCGCTGCTGTCGGCTTGCATAATCCCGACCATCAACTGTGTATTTTCCGCAGTTTTTTCAACCGCGTTCATGATTCTGTTTTGAACGTCTTCGACCGCGGCACCGATTCCGATACCGGTAGATTGCGCGTCCGCCGCCACGATTGCCGCGCCGTCCATCGCCGTTTGAATGTCGGCGGTATCCATTATCGGTAGTGCGTCTATTATTCCGGGGAGTACATCCTGTATCGCGTCGGAAATCGCTTCCAATGGTGACGCCGCAACCGGAGCCGTTTCAACTATGCCAGCCGCTTCCGCGATTGGTTCTGTTGCATCGCCTTGTAGTTCGTCGGAAACACCTTGCAATTCGTTTGCGGTGACGCGCAAAACATCTGCAAATGCTTGGAGTTCTTCGTATGATAATCGTGAAGATTCGGCAAATGCTTCGAGTTCCGCTATCCCTGATTCTAAGCTTTCTGTGCGGGCGTTTGCTGTTATCAGGTTTTCCTCGGCAATTTCCCGTGCTCGTATTGCAGCTTGTAGCGTTGCGTCTTTTTCTGCAAATTCCTCGCTTGCTATTATCACTCTTTCCGCCACGATACTTTCCCGTTCTTCGTCTGCCTCTCTTGCGAGCCTTCTCGTACGATCACTTCCAGCAACATACCCACGCCCTGCAATTTCCTCTCTTGTTATTCTTAGAGCTTCTTGTTTTTCGCCTAAAGATCTCCCAGCTCGCGATTGACGACCGATTGCATATCTTTCAGTTTCTTGAGCAGTAGATAACACAGATTCTGCATGTTCTTTACCCTGCCTTGCATAGCCCGCCTCGACTCCTGCCGTTTCTCTTGCCCTTATCGCCGCCGCCGCTCTTGCATTCGCTTCACGTTCCGCCGAATCCGCTACGTCTTGCGCCGAATCCGCTTGTTCCCGCGCCGCCGCCGCGACCCGCTCCGCAACCACTTCCGGGTGAGCTTTCAACATCGCTGCCTCTTCAGCCGCAGCCCGTTCTTCGGCGGCCTGAATCAACAATTCATCACGCGCCACGGTTGCATCCACAATAGCATCCAAGTCTTTTCCAAACGTATCGGAAATGGCGAGGTCTACAGTAACACCAAGAAGATCTGATATCTGTTTTCCGAAAACGCTCATTATAGTAGTTCCTATACTGGCAATCAGCCGGATAGCTTCACCGACACCCTGTTTCAATTCTTCAAGAAATGTTACCCAAACAAGACTCATCTCGGCAACAATTATTTTCAGTGCAAGATCTAAATTACCGGCTGCCATTGCATCAGCGATTCCGCCCCATGCTTTTTTCGCTTCTTCTCCCAAATAATCAAATGCTTTTGCGATGTTATTTATTGCCGGTTCTAATATGCCGGAATAGTATATAATGGTAGCTCCAAGCGCCACGACCGCCGCTATCGCCGCGACTACGAATATCGCAGGTGTAGTGAATATCGCAACTATAACACTTGCCGCCGTTGCCATCGCGCCCAAAATTCCACTTATTGCAGAAAGCGTTAAAGCCAAGCCTGTTGCCGTTACTCCAACGGCAATTAGCGCCGCACCTGCAATTCCAAGACCGGCTGCTATTGCCCCAATTATCAAAATAACTTCGCCGTTTTCCTGCATCCATTTGTTGGTTGCATCGATAATCAAGCGCAACCATTCAAGAGTTTCCATTAAATGCGTTTCAACAGCTTCGCCGATAGTAATTCCGAGCGCTTCTACATCCGATGTAAGCAGGCGGAACATGCCGCCCAAGCCTGCATCCATACGGTCCGCAGTTCGCTGAGCCGTTCCGCCCGCATCCTCTAACAACCTTAACAGTTCTGCTGCGGATTCCTGTCCGTCCTTCAAACCCAGAATAGCACCCGCCGGTAATGCCCGAGCTCCAAACAGATCTTCGAGAACCCGAACCTTTGCAGCAGTAGGCATGTCTTCAATAGCCGTGCCAACATCTCGCATTATGTCCATGAACGGTCGCATATTGCCTTCAGCGTCGGCAATGGCAACCCCTAAACGCATGAAACTTGTAGGATCAATATTTTCGTCCAGATCTCCCATTTCAGCGCCGAATTCCGCCATAAGAGCAGGATCGATTCCCTTTACCATGTTAATGAGCATCATCCGAAGGCCAGTGCCTGCTCGTGAGCCTCGTACAAACTGATTACCCATAGCACCTACAATAGCCGCTGTTTCCTCTAATGACATACCCGCCGCTCGGGCGACAGGCATAACATATTTTAACGTATCAGCCATGCTTTCAAAATCAGCGCCGGAACGATTCGCAGTTGCGGTAAGCACATCAACAACACGCTCCATATCAGACGCTTCTATTCCAAAAGCGCGCAAAGTACCACCTGCCAAAAGCGCAGCGGGTTCCACTTCTGCCCTGAGCGCACGAGCAAGATTCATTACTGAATCAATAGATTCAATCACCTCTTCGGGAGAGAATTCCAGAGTTCCTAATCGTTCCATACCCTCTGCAACTTCTCGCGCCGTCCAACTTGTTGCTCGACCGAGTTCTTCTGCACGATTAGTAAGCCGTTCAAGCTGCTCATCTGTTGCTTGCATTCTCCCCGCAACCGCACGCATTATGTCGTCAAATTCACCATAGACACCAACGGCCATAGCCAACGGAGTAGCCATTGCGGTCGCCGTCCCGAGCATAGCCGTTCCCATCATAGTTGCGGAACGCCCAAAACCTGCCAGTTGACGGCTCGCCGCGTTTAATCCGCGATTGAATTTAGCGCCTTTAAGATAAATTTCAACAAACGCGGCACCTGCTTTTATATCACGCCCGGCCAATGAATTCCTCCTTACTCACTTTCGTAACTTTCGTTATCCCAAAAGCCGCCATAATCCCGGCCTTGCCTTCTTTCATGCTGTGCAAGCGTTTCCGTTTCGGTTTCTTTTCCCGCAAATCATACGGGTTGAAATCTTCCGGCTGGAACGGTTGCCGCCGCTGTTTCGGGTCGCGGTTCACGTTTGCGATTAGCGCCATTAACCATGCCGCCCGCGCCCATTCTGTACGTCCGCGCCCGTCTGCCATCCAGATCAGTTCCCGCAAGGTAAACGGCCCCGGATCTATTCCGCAGGTTCCGGCGAGTTCGTAAACAGTTCGCCAAAGATTTTGTCGATCTGTGCTTCCATCTCCGGCCCCGCTATCCGCGCCGCCGCTTTCTTTATCACCATCGCCTCCAGCTTCTGATAGCGAGCTATCGCCTGTTTCAGAAGCTTTCGGCGCTTTTGCGGGAAAAAATCGGTCAAGCCTTCCAGCAATGCCATTGTTGCATGTTCGATACTATCGCCGCCGAGCCGTTTGCCAAACGCTTCATCAGTGATTTTGTTTTCGTTTGCTTGTGGCTCGCAGACAACAAAAAGAACATCGCACAAAAGCACCGGATCGGTCAAGACCTGCTGAAGCAACTGGCCTCCGGCCATGTCCAGCAGGTCAACCGAAATCGCCGCCTTGACCCGTTTCAGAGTGTTCACCGTCACAGCGATATTCCACTCCAGGCCTTTGTTATCGGTAAATTTCGACACCGAAAACCTCCTCGTTTACGTTTACATGTTCAAAGAAAAAACGCGCCGATTATGAGATCTCTTTCCATTCCGGCGCTGTGTCAGATTTGCACGGTTTGATGGTTATGTTCACCTTCAGCGTTTCGTTTAAGCCTTCTTGAACGTCCCACTTGAGAACCTTGCCATCAAATTCCGGCCCTTCAGATCCGACAACGACGTATGATCCATCCATCGCCGCGAATCCGGTCGGCGTCCTATTCAAAAAAGCGTTCTTGATCACGTCGTGCCCGACGTTCGCTTTGTCGTAAAGCAATTCGCCTTCGATGGTAACGTCGCGCAGGGTCGGCTCGGTTGTTTTCCAACCAGCGTCACCGCGCGTTGTCGTGTCAGACTCATCGTGCGTCAGCGTAAGCGTCGCGTCGCGCACAAGATCAAGCTCTGTCATGGTGCCGGATCCAGCGACTCCGCCGACCATGTAATAAAGCTTGCAAGAATAGCTCGTAACAATAGCCATTGTTCAGTCTCCTAAAACAAAGTCCCCTCGAAAGCTCGAGGAATTTTATCGCGCATTTTATCAAGCGCCGGCCCCATAAAAGGCCGCTTTGGATAGCGTCGTGATTTCCCTTTCGCTGTTACTGTTCCACCAAATTCGTGAAGCGCCGCGAGATCTTTCATACGAAGAAACGTAGGCCCGATAATCGCGTTTGGTATCAGGTAATCAACATTGTATGCTATTGATTTCCTTAATACTTGCATGTTGTGGGTAAAGGGCGGCTTTCCGGGCTTTGAATGTTTTTTTATCGAGCGCACCCGTATCGACCGCCGTGCCGTCAAACGTATCGCTCCGGCCGCGCGGGACAACCCGCGTGTTTGCACTTTCTCCATGAGTTGTTGAACACGCGCAAACATATTCGCCGGTTGCAAAATCATCTTCACGCCTATCATGTCACCACCAAATACATAAGACTTACGGTTGCAACAAACACGCGACCGTTTTCAAGCCGCGGCCCGTCAAATAACGGATCGTTTTCCGCACTTTGCCAATGCGCTGTATTTGTCCCGGCTGTTAGTTTGAGCCGGTCAAAATGTTCGATAATTTCCTGCGCTAAATCCATAAATGCGTCGATGGTCGCGTTCGCATCGCTCGTGATCTTCTTTGCGATCACAACATCGATTCGGATCATGTATGAATTTTCAGCGCGCGTTTCCTTTTCAACAATCATCGATCCCGGCATGACAAACACGGCCAAATCGATCAAATCCTCAAGATCTCGTTCCGGCGAATATGTCCGCACGGCCGTAACCGCCGGTGTGAAAGTTGCCGCGTTAATGCTGTCTGTTACCGCGTCCGCTACATCAATCGCTATGTGACTTGCTGCCATTCTATATAGTCTCCGATTTGATCCACTTTGCAAATATTCGCCATGCCACGCGATTCGGCCCGGTCGGGCGATACGCCTGCTCATCACCCGGCGGCAAAACCTCATAGTAATGATATTCCCCGGCGCGCGTTTCCCTTATTTGATCACCGCGTTTAGGCTCGATCTGAATCGAATTAAGCACAAGATCCGAAACCTTGATCGTGAAGTCTTGCGACTCGATCTTCATTGTCACGCCGTATTCGTAATTCTCCGTATGGTCGGATTTGCCAACCGTCGCGCTCAGTGTAACATCGTCACCGTCACGCGAATACACAACCGTAACCGTTCGATCATCATGTCGCCATGAATCGAATATCGCCAGTTCACGCTCGAGCACATCATCATATGTCGTTTCGGCGGTTGTCGGCAGGCTTACCGCCGGGTCGCTACACGCGCCAGCGTCATACGAAATCGCGATAAATACATACTCAGTTTCGGCGGCGACAGATACGGTTCCGGTTTGGGTTCCAGTCCCCAAAACCGCCTTTTCGGTCCACGCCGCGCCGCCAACTTGCTTGTAAAATAGTGTTGTCGAATCGGCGTCTGTATCAATCACTAAAGTATATGTCGCCGTGGTGTCCGAAATAGTAACGTCGATTGTCGGCTCGTCAGGTGCCGATCCCGCAGCCGCGTTTATCAATATTGATGTTGCCATGCTTGTTAAATCGCCGTATACGTCCGTTACAAGCACCGTGAATGACGATGTGCCGGTCGCCGTTGGGGTTCCGGATAGCTCGCCTGTGGCGCTCGCAATCGTTATCCCGGCTGGTAACGTGCCCGCCGAAATCGTCCAGACATACGGCCCGGTTCCGCCAGATACCTCGAGATCTTCCGAATACGCCGTGCCGACAATCCCGGTCGCTATCTCTGGAGCCGTTATGTGCATTTCAGCCGAATTTATTATCAGGCTCGCCGAAAGTGTTGTTGTTGTCGCCGCCGCATCCGTCACGCGCAGCGTAAATGTTGCCGTCCCGCTTGCTGTCGGGGTTCCAGAAAGCTCACCGCCCGCTGATAATGTCACGCCTGTCGGAAGCGTCCCGGCGGGCGAATCCCATACATACGGGGCAACCCCGCCGGAAGCGCCCAATGTTTCCAAATACGCCGTGCCTACCGTTCCGCAAGGCAGATCCGCGATTTGATCCATGACAAGCGGATCGATTGCGATAGCGTCAATCGTGATCGACATTTGCAATGTAGTCGTTATTGTATTTGCGTCAGCCGCCTGAATGGTGAATGTTTGCGTTTCCGCAGTTGTTGGGGTTCCAGTCACCGCACCGGCTGCCGATATGCTTAATCCGCCCGGCAATGTACCCGCTGACTGGCTCCATGTGTACGGTGTAGTTCCCCCGGTCGCGGCGAACGTCTGAGAATATGCCGTCCCGACAAGCCCGTCGGCCAGGGTCGGGGGCCCGATTCGCAAAGGTGGAGCCGCAACAACAATTTCAAATTCCATCGTTGTCGTGTCGGCGTTCGTGTCCTCGACTTGGACGGTAACGGTTTGAGTTTCCACAGTTGTCGGCGTCCCGGAAATGATACCCGTCGCGCTCGCAAGGTCTAATCCCGCCGGCCAACTTCCCGCCGTTTTCGTCCATGCATACGCGGCTTCGCCGCCCGATACTCCAAGATCTAAACTGTATGCCGTGCCGACAACGCCGTCTGGTATCTCGGGGATCGTAATCCGCAAGGGTTGCGCTGTGATCTCAATAGTCAGCTCGAGGGTTTGGTTCCCGCCATTGTCGCCGGTCGCCTTTACCGAAAACGTCTGCGATTCCACAGTGTCCGGCGTTCCGCTTATCACACCGCCCGCTGATATGCTCAGGCCGGACGGAAGCGATCCAACCGTCAGCGCCCAAACGAAATTCGTATCACCGGTTGCAACAAGCGTTTGCGAATATGCGTCGCCAAGAACACCGTTCGGAATATTCGGCGGTTCGATCCGGACGACGGGCAACCCAACAACGATTTCAAGCGGCACTGTATTCGAGCCGCCCCGGACACCTGTGACCTGAATGGTGAAGTTGAAAGTGCCTGCGGCTGTCGGAGTTCCGCTGATTACGCCAGTCGCCTCGATGATGCTCAGTCCGTCCGGCAGATCGCCCGCTGATTTGATCCACACGAAAGGCGCTATATCGCCGCCGTCCACACCAAGATCCTGAGAATAAGCGGCCCCTACAATTCCATCCGGCAAGGCGGGCGGGTCGATCCAGACATTCGGCACAACTATTGTAATTTCGGTTGTTATGTCCGCCTGAACGCCATCGGCGTCTTGCGCGCGAATCACAAACGCCTGTGTTTCGGCGGTCGTCGGGGTTCCAGATATAATCCCTGTCGCGCCGGTCAACGATAATCCGCCCGGCAAGCTCCCCGAATGAAGTGTGAAGGTGTAGGGGGCCGTCCCTTCGGAAGCACTCAAATCCTGCGAATACGCCGTGCCGATTACGCCTTCGGCTAATTCGGGCGGGTCGATTACTATTGAGGCGCCGCCAGAAACCGTCGCGTCGATCTGCCCACGCAGGACGACGATGTCTTGGGAGCCGTCGCCTTCAATCTGTATCCCGAATTGCAGGCTGGTTGCCGCCACGATATTACTCAGCGCCCGGAATTCCGTGACGGTATATAGGTTCCCGCTATTGTCTTCCCACGCGCCGCCGTCCACTTTGTATTTCAACTTGAATTCGGTAGCGGTCGCCGCCGCTCTGGTGCCGTCGATGATCACCGGGAAGTCAAGCGTTGACACATCATACGTCGCCGCGCCGGTGATAGCCGCGAGGGTTGCGGTTTCGGCGGTCGCAGATCGCGCTGTGTACTTTACCGAATCGCAATACCACGTCCCAGATTTCGTGAAAATGCTCGGGTGTAGCGTATCCGAAGAGGCCCGGTAGATTATTAACGGCTCGGTCGTGAACGCGCCACCTGTGATCTCATATCGCCAGATGTCGTTGCCTTCGTAGTACATCTTGATCGTGTAATCAGTATTGAGAGCATGGGTCAAATTGGCAAAGTTCGTAGCCGACGCTCCGTTTATATATGAGCCAATTTTCGTTACGAAATAAAGACACCCCTCGATGTTGGCGTAAAGGACGATTGTTCCTGGCGGCAACCCTATAAATGCGTGGTCAACATATGCCGCAGGCGTAGTGATCGCCATCTCGATATAACCGCCGACAGGCACTTTGATTCCATCATTACTCGACATCCGGCAGCCGTTCCAAGCTCCCGTTCCCGACAGTACGGCCTTGCCCGCAGCTATGGCCACGTTGGCCGAGGTCCATTTTGACAGGTCGCCGCTGAAATCGTCAAATGTTTCGACAGTTTCGGCAAGCTGAAGCGCCGCCGCATCCGCGCCTTCCTGGTAGGTCTCTTCCATGCCCGCGCTTACGTCTGTTGCGCCGTCGAGGTCGATTGACGTATTCCCCGCCGGGCCGTATTGCGCCACGTCGATCCAGCCTGGGAGCATCACGATCCGGGTGTACTCGTCGGCAGGCAGGAAGAAGATCTTGAATGTCAGCGCTGTGTCACAGTCGATATCACCAAGCGCCTGGAATGCGTCCACGGTGAAATGCGAGCCCGCGTTGTCTTCCCACGGGCCACTGTCCACCTTGTAGTCGAGCACAAACGTCGCCGAATCCTCACCAAGCGCGACGCCAGCCGAAAACGCCGGAAGGATCGCCGTTGCCGGCGTGTATGTCTGGTCGCCGCCGATAGGCGAAAGCTCTGCTGTTTCGCCCGTCGTGGGATACTGACTATACGTCACATCGTCGATGTTCCAATAGCCCGCGACAACCGCAACATAAAATCTAATCTTCCGGGTGGTTTCGATGGATAAATCAACCGTGCCAAGAAATTCATCGCTGAACGCCCCGCCGTCGATATATATCCGCCAGTCCTCACCACAACCGTGCGTGAATGTGATCGTGTACGTTACATCTTGCGCCCATACCTTGCCCGTATCCCGGCCAGTACCGCTCTGATACACATAAATTTTGTTGTTGTTCAGCAAGGTGATACTTGAATTGTACCCCGGCCCACCTATCCCAACGCTCAGGAACGTCATGCCGCCGGACGAGTCACAGCGCGCGGTAAACGATATGCTCCCCGGCGTATCGGTATCATAGGCGAAACTGGCATCAGAGACGGCTTTGACTGTATCGACATTGTTTGGCAGATTGAGTTTCAGCGCGCCGCCGACAATAGTTCCGGCCCCCGCCCCTGTTGTGGCGATGGTCCACTTGCTCAGATCGCCGCTGAAGTCATCATACGTCGTCACCGCGGCCTTCGTGCGGATCTCTTTGCCGTTGGCCTCGACGTTGGCGCTCAGGCTTGCCCCGGTTGTGATAATGCCTATTGATGAGGACATTTGGATCCTTGTTTCAGTGTCGAAATAAGCTGTTTAGTTTCGCGCTTATTGTCGGGAGTCTGCTTTGTGGGCATCGTGGGAATGATACCCGGTTTGCCGCCCACCAGCAACCGGGCTTCCGCACCGGCCCGCCACTTCATTATCATGCAGGCCACAACGCCCAAAACAAACCCGAGAAGAAGCCAGTCGATCCAGAGTATCATTATACGGCTCCAATGCCAAGCGCTGTCAGAATCGCCGTTATTGCAGCTGCGATTATCGCCGTCCATTTGCCTGATATATTTATGATCACAGGCGCGCCGCGCGCAGGCGATCCGTCGCCGTTCCTCTTGCCGTTCAGTGGAGCCAATACATTATGTATCGCTTTCACTTCTTCCCGCAATTCATCGTTTTGTTCCCATCTCATCTTACATTCTATCTGTGTATCTCGGGTGTGAGTTGCAAGCTCTTCAAGCGCGAAAATCCGCTCATCCTGCGTTTTCGGGGCCATGATGTTTTGTTCTCCAAGCCAGTAAAAGGAGTAATTGGAGTTATAGTGCACAGGCCAGCGTTCGTATAGCGCGCGCAAAAAGGTCCATGATCTTTGCCGCATCGCCCTCCAGGACATGCAATTTATCCGCCAATAGTTGATCTAATTCGTTCAGGATGATCTCGCGGGAGATTGCGTCTTTTGTTTCGTTTGCGCGGCGCGTTAGTTCTCTAATTTTGAAAAGGATGTCATTCGGAATTGTCATTGTTTGCCCTCCGGTGCAAGTCTTGTACGTCCTATTTCCTTGCCGTCTTTTAGAATAATCACTTTCATAAAAGTAGATGATACTACTTCCACAGTTTCGCCGGGTTCAACCCCGGAAGACCAATCAACGACCTCTCTTGAAGAGAAGAAACCCTTTATCAGTTTCTCGGTTTGGACAATCACCGGAAAATCATTAGTGTTGGTAATCGTACCCTCTCTGTATGTTGTGAATTCCATATATTCAAACCGGATATTGACGCCTGCAATCTCGGCAATATAGGGATTTGACGTGTTGCGTGCCTTTTCAAAGCAAGAGCTTAGCCCCCATAAAGCACCTATCCCTATAAGTATTATCACGATTATGCTAATTGTCGCAATGATCCCATCATTCATCGCCTGCCTCCTCGTCCAAATATCCGCGCAGTTGCCGCGCTGTTTCCGCGTTCTCTTTGATCAACCGAGCCATGCCGTCTTCGTGCTCGTCCGGGATAGCATACTCACCGGATTCGGTTTCGACCGGCACAGTATCCAACACGTCCGCAGTTTCGATCATCCTGTTCACAAGGATTTTCTGCGATGGCGGCATACCCGCGCACGAGCACAGCGCGAAAAGATACAGTAGGATTATCGTGAGTATTGATAATCCCATGAACAGTTTGTCTATCTTGGTTTCCGGTTTCATTTCTGCGCCTTTCACAGTAGTTGCCTGGGTTGTTTCACCCAAAGAGCAAAAGGAGGATCGGTAATCGCCGCCGGTTCAAGAGCGTTCACGAAATTCACAACATACGTTCGCAGGTTCTCCGGCGGGAATCCGGGGCAATAGTCGTGGAACAATACGCGACCGCAGCTTTTCAGCATGTCGTAATCGTAATCCAGGCCGGTATTATGATTACCGTCGATGAACGCGAAATCGTAATCCAAGCCCTCGACAATAGCCGTCTTTTCGGAATCTTTCTCGACAATGTACGGATGGATCTTATCCGATACTCCAAGCGCTTCCCATACCCGGCCTGGCAGTTTCGAATCGACAAAGTAACCGGTTTTGATATCGAACGTATGAACCTCGTCGAAATATTCGGCAAGCAACGCCGCGCTCACCCCGTGATATGTTCCGGTTTCGACCGCTATCTTCCGACCGTATATCGGGCACTCAGAAAGGCACCGCTCGATCATTCTTCGCATGATCGCATCGTCGCCTATTGCACTGATTTCCAAAACCAACTCGTTATTCGGGAATAGCTTTTCAAGCCGTTCTTTCAGCATTCTAAACTCTCCTGTACAGTTCTGATGATATGTTTCGCCTGCGCTTCAGGCGAAAGCCATTCTTCATAATAGCGGAATCCGTTTGCGGCGATTTCAAGCCGCTCGGTTTCGTGGTCGAGGTAGTAATGAATCTTGTCGAGAAGATCCGAATAGTCGCGCTCGACCTCGATCCAGCATCCGGCATGATCGCCCGGCATAATCGTTTTCAATTTCGGCATTAAACCGCAGGCCCCAAGCCCCAGTGTGGGGGTGATTCGCAATGTCAATTCCCCAATGCCGGGAAGCATTAGATTGATTTTTGACCGCTTGATCTCAGTCAAAAAGTTTTTATAATTCAACACCGCTCCCGCGAGATACGGTGATGGAGCTAACCGCCCGTGGAACGGCTGAAGCAATAGCATTGAATCTATTCCTGTATCAGTTGCGACTATCGCGCTGGCGGCGATTCTGTCCGCGTTCGTCACGCGACCGCTGAACAGCACGTCGCGGGCGAACCCGGTATCAGATACCAATTCGGCTTGGATAGTCATGTAGTCTTCCGGGCAGCCCGCAAGATGACCTATCGGCCGCATATCGTATTCAAGATGTTGTTCCCGACATTCGACTTTGAAATACACATCGCCAGGCCGAATAATCGCCGGATGAAAATGATCTCCGAAATCGCTGAAATCGTACCATACTCGAGTCGTCTTGTCGCCGATGATTATATCTATCGGGCAGACGCATAAATGTATGTCCATCCCCGGAACGTCCTGTATTTCCAAGACACCGAGCGAATTGAAACCGTACTTCAGCCAATCTATATAATGCCGCCAGACCGGGGGATAATCCGCGACTCCGAATATGGCTTTTACGTCCTCGATCATAATTGCTCCATCAGTTTGTACAGTTCCTCAGTTGGGAAATGCGGCGAATGATTTTTAATCTTCACATTTGGATATTCGGAAAGCATTTCGCGGATCGCCCGGATGGTCCGCTTTTTCGATTCATCAAGAACAGATTGTTTAGCGCATTTTGATCCATCGCAATGAACCTCTCCGAAGAAATCCATGCCGTAAACGTGCAAGTGGGTGTAACCCTGCTTGATCGCATAACAGATTGCTACAATTGCCGAACTCCCATCTGAAAGCAGGTAATTAGTATCTGTTTTCCACCTGTGTCGATTCGCGCCCTTCGCCGGGGCGTAAACCTGCTGTGGTTCCCTCCAGTTCCTCGCCGGACGGTGAATCAACAACGCCTTTGATTCTCGGATTGCGTCGCGCAAATCTTCATGCTTTTTTAATTCATCTGGATCTTTTCGATGGAATTGCCACGGGTCAAATATTACATTTCCATCGAGAATTACCAGTGTTTCAAGGTTGGGATGCTCGCAAATCGCCCAATTCCAACCGATGGACGGGTGTTGTAATTTTGTATTTTTTGTGCTTGGTCCTGTGCCGTAGATGTAGCAGTTGCCATTTGTTGGGCGGGAAGGTGTTACCAGTTTCGGCTCTCGCTTTATTATCGCCTTGATTTCAGCCTTCAGTTTCCGGCTGGCTTGAAACTGCTCGATCACGGGCTCAATCCCCTTCATTAGGCGGTGATCGAAAATCCGGTTGTATTCCTGTTCGAGCAATTTAATCTTCAGGCCATTCACTTTTTCGGACGGCGTATTGTCCTGCCCTTTCGGTCTTACCCAGTTCCGGGGGAATTCGCCGAAAAGCATGTTCTGTAAAACTATCTGCTCGAGTTCCGCCGGGCGCTTATCGCACTCCTTAATCCACTTTTCGAGCAGATCAATTACTCGATCATTGTGATCAAAATACATCGTCCCGCTTCCGAGTTCGTTGTATTCGGGGAACAGACACACAGCTACATCATCATCGTCTATCCGCTCCAGTAGCACAGGATGTTTCCGAACCACCGCGTCAGCGTCAAGCCAAACAACGGGGCGCTTGTGTTCGCGCAAAGCCTCAAGGATTACAGGCACTTTCTGTGCGCAGTTCAAGCGCCAGTCGTAGAGGTTCGGCTTTGCATATATTTTGTACGGGAGGTTGTGCTTTTCCAGGCTTTCGCGCAATCGCGCCGCCTCTTTTTCATATCCCGTACCTTCTGTGAAATACGATATGTAAATCGGTTTCTTTCGGGGGGCTGGATCTTGAAACACGCTGCGGTGTATTGAGTTCTGACCTTCCATTAGATGTATTTCGCGCCCTTGTTTTTTCAGAGCGCGCCTAATTTCAACCAGGCATTTCGTGGCGTATCCACTATGATCGGCAGGCGGCACTACGTCCGAATGCGCATATTTCTGGACGCCTTTTTGGATACCGTCCATGCCGACGATGTAGATCCGTTTCGCGCCCATTTTTAGCGCCACGTTTACCGCGACAATCCCCACCTCGCGCCCGTGGTATATTGTATCTTCACTATACCCTACATCGTGATCGTTCGCGGGATCATACGGGAGTTGGTGATACGGGTGACGATAATTGATCAACTCACTCAGGAGCGGGGTGACGCTCGGATTTCGCATGGTCATCTTGCCCCATTCTTTCCATGCGTTGGGGTCGATCATCACGATGTAATCCGCAGGCCAAAATCGGATGAAACCATTGACGCCGATAACGAGCTTGCCTTTGCAGATCTTTCGCAAATCCACGCGCTCAAGGCTCGGCCCGGTGCAGCCGATCACGACGTCGACGCCGGGATGCAGATCCTTCAGTGATGAAGTTTTCCAGGGTAACCCCGAAACGAAAACATCTCTTTTTATGATTTCCATGCCGCCTCAGAACTGAAACCAAGCAACCGTTTTATCCGGCCCGAGAATTTCTAAATTGTAAGTCTCTGCGAATTCTTCTATTGCCGGTGACGCCAGCATTTTCCGCCCTGGGAAATAATCATGCGCCGCGATCATCCCGCCCGGCAACATGCGCGGGAACAACCACTCAAGCGCCTGAAGGGTCGGGAGGTAATGATCAATATCGACAAAGGCAAAAGCGAATTTCAACATCAGCATTTCGCGCAAAATATCAGGGATGAACCCTTCCCATATTGTAGCGTTTTCTATCAGATCGGCAGGTAAAGCCTCGATGCCTCCGATACTCAGCCGCCCTTTAGGATAATGGCAATTTCCAGACGGATCAAAATCAAGATCGGTCGGTTCACCCATGCCGCAAAA